CAAGAACGCAAGTCAAAGACTTGACGATTGATGCCTCATCCAACTTACCAATGCGGTAATCAAGTTCTGGGAGAGATATAGAAGATCTCTTCAAGAATACAACATCCGAAGTGGAAGTCATAAAAGCTTTCCCAACTGCCGTCTTATCACCAGGGGTCAAAACCATCCCGTATTTTTCCATATACTTTTTGAGAGACAGGAAATTGAATTTACGTGCATAATACGAAACGGAGTTAACAAAATCGTCTCCGTAATTGACATGGGAAACGAAGCGTCGAAAACTCCCAGGTAAAGAGCGTGGGTACACTGAATGATAAGCACAGCGATTGATCAAGCTGTTGTCCAATGAATTGATGATCACAGTCACAGGAATGCCGGAAGGAGTTGATCCATCCATCTGGTAAACTTCTCCATTAAAATTAACGAGAGGAGAAACTAAATCATCAACCATGGTAGACATAATGAACAAGTCAAAACTAGTATATTCACCAAGAGCTGCTATATCCAACATAATACGATAGGAAAAGCGGCTCAGCGTAGGGTTCTTACGCAGGTCATACTTAGAATGATCACCATCAAAGAGGTTAGAAAATCTCTCCAAATGGTTCATCATGTGCTCCCAATCAGGGCTCGAACAGTTGATACCGACTGCGCACTCACTCACACCAGTGAGCATCTGAATAATGCGGCACACCGGTGTGAAATATTTGCGCACGAGAACAGTACAGGAAATCTCTGCCACCATGAACAGACGAACCTTCTCTTTTGTAAGGGGAGTTGGCTCATCCTTGGGTGTGGCATTAAACAGCCAATTTACTCGTTCGCCCTTAGTCAAGCGCTCTAGAGCTTCGTCGCAAGTGTGCTTAACTTCATTAAGAAAATCCTTCTTGAAGTAGCCGGTGTCATTATCGATATATTCGGTCGTCCAGGCTCCCTTGCCACCAGGAAAATTAATCCCCATGGAGGAACTCCAATTCATAGCATCAATGAAACGCACCGCAGGTATACCGTTCAATATCTCATCCCAAGTAAGGGGACGAAGATGCTGCTTGAGAAAGGGGGATATGATCTGAAATTTTGTCATATAATCGAGATAGGCCCATTCTAGATCTTCAAGTGGCATGCCAGGTGTGGTATCGAACGAAAAGCGCGCGGAACGCGCCCACATACTTCGGCCGAACCGGGGTTTGCCAAATTTGGCTTCGGGCCAGAGCTTCCTCACAGAATCAGCAATGATAGTGTCAACAGCACGAGATTTATAGAAAGCTGAACTTGGACGTACTCCAGCATAACTAGCTCCCTGATTTTGAATGGGGGGAGTGGATTCTTGTGCCTTCAACCACTCAGTAGCCGCAAGTAAATTGCGATCCGGGAGCACCTTACTCTCAGAGAAAGTGGGTGAACC